CCAAATATAACGGCTGAAAGCCTTATGCGCACGAGTCCACGGGCCAAAGTGCTCCTGCGCTACTTGCTTCTCCGAGGCGCCCTCGTCAAGCAACTTCTTCACCGCCAACAAGTCATTACGCTTTCCCTGATTGACTGGTTCTTCTCCATAGCTAAAAGGACCTAAAATACGTGTATCCTCCTTGGAACAGTACTCCTATTTGAACGGGTTAGAATTCACTACAGCACCGGTAGCTGTTTTGAAACCGCTACCCCACAGGTAGTGATATCCTCGTCAGCACCGACGTCTCACCGACGTCTCACCTTAGCCTGCATGTGAGATCCTTTACGAATCTCCCAATGAGCACGAGCATTCATCTTCTTCATGCCCGTGATACGCTTATTGTTCTTCAATACCACGTAGCCCTGAAGATGCGGGGTGCCATCCGCACCCTTCTCCTTCTGCCAAACGGCAAAACGGACTTCGTCCTTCCACACCTCCGGATTATCACCATCCGTCGGATTATTGATTGTAAACAACCAATTACGTCCCATACTACGCGTTGCTGCGTTAGTGACTGAGTGTAACATAATGTTACACGTTACTGAAGTGCCGGGTAATACTAGGCCGGCACTCCTGTAACACGCGCGCGCCGTTTTGGAAAAACTTACACTTGCGCTTTCTGATTGACTCCTGACATAGTACAAATAAAGTTTTAATTTCTTTTTAAACAATTCAACTACTGAAACATGCCAAAACGAAAGTATTCTGCTACAGCCCTTGTTGCCTACAAGCGCCCCCGCAAGAGTGTGCCCCGAATCCCGCGGAACCTGAAAGGGTTCGTCCGATACGGAGGCGCGTGGAATCGCTTCGGAGGTGCAAGCCGCGGAAAGGAACTAAAGTTTCTCGACACCGCTTGCTCAGGAGACCTCGACAACACGCTCGAGGTTCTCACCACGGGCCAATGCTGCCTCATCCCTCAAGGTGCCGAAGAGGACCAACGAGTCGGCCGTAGTTGCATCATTAAGAGCATCTACATTAAGGGACGCGCTATCTATCAACCTGGTGCCTCGGCTACAGCTGGTGCCTCGGGCTATCTTTGGCTCGTGCAAGACACGCAAGCCAACGGAGCAGCGGCGACGGCCGCCAACGTCTTCGACGGAACGACCGCTCATGATGCTATGACGAATCTCGACAACTCGCTCCGTTTCCGCATCCTGAAGTACTGGAGCTTCGACATGAACAGCCCAGCCGGTGTATCGACGGCGTACAATGTGGTACACAAGACGCTAACGCCATTCTACAAGAAATGCCACATTCCTCTCGAATTCTCAGGCGCTACAGGCGCCATCACCGAACTCCGCAGCAACAACCTCTTCTTCGTCGCTGGCAGCTCTGGTTCAGTTAGTGATGACCTTGTCTCTGTCAACTTAACGTGCCGTATCCGTTTCTCTGACCAGTAAGGAGGCTGACTCTGTAATGGGGAGAGTATAATCCAAATAAAGGTTCCCATTTCTTACATTCTCTACCCTACCCTAACCCCTAGACGGACTTCGTCCGTCTACTACCCTAAACGCTCCGCTACGAGACCCTAACCGGGTGCTTTAATCATCCTTCTCCTCCTTGTCCTCAAACTCTGATTGAATCGCGAAACGCTCATCATCTGAATCCCAATCCACACATTGCTTAGCCCAACAACTATTGCAACACAAGGGATCTCCTGGCGTGTGGACGAACACCTCGCCACACGTAGCACACGAATCCCAGACCTCTTCTTCAAAGTCGCTATCATAGCCTGGACGAACCTTAGCACGCTTGGTGGAACGCTTAGGAGGAATCGATGATCCAACCATCACGATGTCCTCAGCCGCAACATATTCCAACGCCTTCGCTTGTTGCGCGCTTACGCTTGCCGGATGAATAGATGGCTCTACGAGCTCCGGCTCCCAGGAATGCTCCATAGCTACCACCAATCCCATATCACCAGACAAACGACGGCTTAACGCCGCCTTACGTTCCTCTGGCACATTCTTGTACCAAGAACTAGGTGGCACATTGGATGTAATCCAAATGTGACGTGGATGCCACGCCACCATGCCACCCTTCGTCTGCACCTGATACGGATAGCGATCGCACAAGCGACACAGCTGATCAAGCGTGATCCAGCCAAAGAATTCGTCAATGACGACATTCTCTTGACCTTCATAGCCATCAAACCAAACTGGCTGATTCGGTCCTGGCTTAGTAAGCCAGTAGGCATCTGGGCCAGCCTCTGCTAACGCACGACGAGTCTTGCCGACGCCCGGCGGACCCCAATACACGTGAGTGAACGTAATCCAATCACGAGCATGAGCCTTCAACAACCAAATATAACGGCTGAAAGCCTTATGCGCACGAGTCCACGGGCCAAAGTGCTCCTGCGCTACTTGCTTCTCCGAGGCGCCCTCGTCAAGCAACTTCTTCACCGCCAACAAGTCATTACGC